AAACAGGGTAAGATCCACTACATTGGCAATGCATTCCCACACAACTACGCAGATGCGTGGGATGATGAACGTGGAATGATGATATTAGACAAAGAAAACGGCAAAGAGCCTGAATACCTTAACTGGTGGAATTGTCCTAAATATCGAACTGTTAAACTTAGCCAACTTCTCGACGAAACAGACAAACTTATTAAGCCTAAAATGTACCTAAGAGTAACATTAGATTTGCCTGTTAGTTACGAAGAAGCAAACTTCCTCAAAGAAACGTTTATTAAGCAGTATGGTTGTAGAGAAATTACGCTTATTCCACTAAAACAAATTGAAGAAATTAGCACAGACTTAGATATTGCACAATTTGAAAGTGTTGATCAGATAGTAGCAAGTGAAATTGCAGAACTTGACACTGAAAACTTTGATAAAAAGATGCTTTTAGACATCTATAATGGATTAGAAAATCACGTATGATTAAAATTAAGGATTTAACCGTAAAAAACTTCATGAGTGTGGGCAATCAAACCCAGGCTGTTGACTTTGGTAAGGAACAGCTCACTCTAGTGCTTGGCGAAAACTTAGACCAAGGAGGTGACGATTCCGGATCCCGTAACGGTACAGGCAAAACAACGATAATCAATGCATTGTCATACGCACTGTACGGTCAAGCACTGACTAACATCAAAAGGAATAATCTTATTAACAAGACCAATTCCAAAGGTATGTTAGTCACCCTTCACTTCGAAAAAGATGGAGTAGATTATAGGATTGAACGAGGACGTTCTCCTAATATACTTAAATTTTTCGTCAATGAGCAAGAACAAGAACTAATAGATGAATCGCAAGGTGACAGTCGCAAGACACAGGAATCTATTAACGACTTGTTAGGCATGAGCCATGACATGTTTAAACACATTGTAGCACTTAACACATACTCAGAACCATTCTTAAGTATGCGTACAAATGATCAACGTGCTATTATTGAACAGTTGCTCGGTATTACTATACTAAGTGAGAAAGCAGAACTACTTAAAGAACAAATTAAAACAACTAAAGATGCTATTACTGAAGAAACACTTAAATTAGAAGCAATACAAACAGCAAATTCAAAGATTGAACAAAGTATTGAAACACTTATTGGTAGGCAACGTGCATGGAAATCTGCACAACAACAAACTATTGAAAAATTAGAAAAAGGTATTAACGAGTTAGAACAATTAGACATTGATAAAGAACTAGAAAGCCATGAAAAACTTGTAAATTGGACTGAAATGAACAATGCTATTTTGGCTCTTAATAAAGAAAAAAGCACATTAGAGAGTGCATTACTACGTGCAACAAGTTCTGTTGAAAAGGCAGAAAAAGATATATCAAATCTCGAAGATGCTACTTGTTATACTTGTGGACAGCCATTACATGACGATAAAAAACAAGAAATTCAGTCAAGAAAAGCCAAAGAACTAAACGATGCAATGGCTTATCAAGCAGAAGTTGGTGGTAAACTACAAGAAGTATTAAATGGCCTAGAAGATATAGGTGATATTAACGGCAAACCTACTACATTCTATGAAACTGCTAAAGAAGCATACGAACATAGAAACAACGTAGATAACTTAAAACAAACACTGATAAGTAAACAGCAAGAAGAAGACCCATATCAGATACAAATTGATGATCTAAACAATACTGCTATCCAAGAAATCAACTGGGATACTGTAAATCAACTTACTTCGTTTAGAGAACACCAAGAATTTTTATTAAAACTTCTTACAAATAAAGATTCTTACATACGTAAGAAGATTATTGACCAAAATCTTGCATATCTAAATAACAGGCTCACATATTATCTTGATAAATTAGGCTTACCACATCAAGTACTATTTCAAAACGACTTAAATGTCGAAATTACCCAACTAGGACAGGATTTAGACTTTGATAACCTATCACGTGGCGAACGTAATAGGCTTATACTTGGTTTAAGTTTTGCATTCCGTGATGTTTGGGAAAGTCTATACCAGAACATCAACTTGTTATTCATTGACGAGCTAATTGATAGTGGTATGGACACTGCTGGTGTTGAAAACTCACTAGGAATCTTGAAAAAGATGGGTAGAGAGCGTGATAAAAACATTTATTTGATCAGTCATAAAGACGAACTTGTTGGTCGAGTTAATCACGTATTAAAAGTTGTTAAAGAAAACGGTTTTACAAGTTACGCCAATGACATAGATTTTATTGAAGAATGATTGATTTTATAATTTTTGGCATTGTAGATAATGCTATAATGATACTAGGTGCTATGACAGGGCTATCTGTCGAAAAATACTTACCGCCATCGTTCCAAAAAGGTATTGGAACAGTGTTTGGAGCAGGTATTGGTAACGCTCTAAGCGATTTCTTAGGTGGTGCCAGTACAGCAAGTTGGGATTTAGCATTTGGCACAGCACTAGGATGTATAATAGGACTAGCATTTATACCTTTGTTTAATATAGTAGTGAAAAAGTATAATGACCGATGATACACATGACCAACTAGCACAGGCTTACTTAGAATACTTTCGTGCTAACGAAGTTTTTGAACGGCGTAACAGTGTAAGAACGCATCGCTACGTTAGAAAGTGCTTGCGTGATATAAGAACGCTGGCTAAAGAACGTTCAGAAGAAATACATCTTAAGCACATGGCCAAAAAAGAGGCAGAGAAAAAAGGCAATTCATAAGTACTTCATGCAATGGACTTATGAAGGGAAAACAATTGATACCATACCTGACGAATATGAAGGGTTTGTTTACCTTATAACAAATAAGACCACTGGGCAAAAATACATAGGCAAAAAACTATCAAGGTTTAAGACCACAAAGCCACCACTTAAAGGCAAAAAGAACAAGCGACGAGGCTACAAAGAGTCAGACTGGAAAGACTACTGGGGTAGTTCAGATAGACTACAAGCAGACGTAGACAAGTTAGGCCCAGAAAACTTCACAAGAGAAATCCTGTACCTATGTAAAGGCAGGGGCGAAATGTCCTACATCGAGGCAAGAGAGCAATTTGACCGCCGTGTATTAGAGAGCGACGAGTATTACAATGGAATTATTAATGTTAGAGTTGGCGGTTCCGACAAATTGCGCAAGGCATTGCTAGAACATAGCATCAAGGCAAAACAATCCAACACATAAGGTTGGCGGGCCAGTTCGAAAATACCGCTGTGGAAAAAGTTTCCGTATAGGAACACACGTAACATGCTGAGCGGCATCCGGTAGTAGGGTGTTTGATTGGCATAGATGGAATGTTGGCTGTCGAAACACTGCACATTGTACATAAAAACCGTATGCACAGGAACGAAGCAACGGGTAAAAGTATAGTGTACAAGTTATAAATGCGTTTTATTGCTTGTGAGCTATATTTTGATGTCGACGTAGGTTGGGAAAGGTCAGAGCCCATTGTACAGCAGAAAACACCTACTTCCAAGTCTCGGCTGGGGCGGACTCACATGAAGCACCTTGAGATTAGACGGAACCGTAACAGGTTCCGTCTGACTGAAACAATCTACATGAAACTTAAACATTATCACTTCGTGATAATGTGTTTCTTCATATTACTTACATCAAACAAACGAAGTGTATAGTTTGAGCGTTAGCGAAAACAAATATCTACGAAGTAGATATTAAAAAGTTAAATAAATACATTATACAATATCACTAAGGATTCGTACGAATGAAAATTGCAGAACTCTCTCAAGAAGAACAAAAACAAATTGACGAAGCACCTGCTGGAATGCTAGGCCAATTGGCTAAAAAGGCTGGTGCTGCTGTACTAGGTAAAGTTCCAGGTTTAGGAAATGTTGCCGCTAATTTAAAAGGTAAGGCTGAAGTAGGAGATACTGCAAATGCTGTGTATAAAAAGTTTAATCAGTACTTAGGCACACAAAATAAAAATGTTAAGACTGCAACCGGCGACGACTTATCAAACTTTTTGCAAAATACCTATAACTATAATCAAGCAAAAGTTCCACAAGGCGTACTTAACAAGCAACAAGTTTACGATATTATTACAAAAATGGCCCAAGACGGATATGCACAACAAGGAAAAGCCGGTGGAGGTGCTGCTGGAGGAACTGCCGCGGGCGGGCAAGCCGCTTCTGGTGGACAGCAAGGTACAGCACAAGGTGGACAGCAAGGTGGACAACAGCAAGCACCTGGACAGCAACCTGCAGGTCAACAAGCCGCGCAAGGTGGACAGCAAGCACCGGCCGCCGCAGGCGGTACTGCCGCAAAGCCAGCAGCCGCTGGTGCTAAAGGTGCTACAGCAGCCGGTGGTGCTGCTACTGAAATCCCAGCAGATGTACAAAAAATGTTAGATACACTATCAGCAACTGAGAAAAAAGCCCTAGCAGGAATGTTACAATGAGATTACAAGAAGTTACACTATACGAAAACAGATCGCATCGAATACTAAAAGAAGGTTGGCACGATCTTACTGAAGCACAACAAAAATATCAGTTGCGTTGGGAACGTGAATTATTTCCTTTGCTAGAGCAATATGTAAAATTAGCAGAAGTAGAATTAACAGCAGATCAAATTCAAGCAATATTTAAAAGTGCAGAAGCAAGTGCAATGGCGTCTGGCAATAACCAGAATGCACTAGGCAAAGCAGGAACAGCAGTAGGCAAAGCGGGCGCAGCAGCAGGTAGTGCCGCTGTTGGTGCAGTTAAGATGACTGCTGATCTTGCTAAGAAAGTTGATGCTAAAATTAATGAACTAGGTAGAGCTGCTAAAGACGCTGGCCCTGTTAAAGATTTTGACAAAAAGTTTAATGATCTCAAAGCAGACATTATGGCAAACAATCCTGACAGTAAGGTTGTACAAGGTATTGTAAAAGTAAGTGACTGGGCAAAAGCAAATCCAGGTAAGGCAAGTATTGCAGTTGGAATACTAACTGCTATTGCAGCGTTTGTAGGAGGACCAGCAGGAGGTTTAGCAGCAGGTTTGATTTTGCGTAACACAAACGAATTGCTCAAAGGTGAAGATCTTTCTACTGCTATTGGTAAATCACTTAAGACAGCAGCATACGGTGCTATTGCAGGTTGGGCGTTACAAGGTATTGGTGATTGGTTAGAAGGCTTACGTTTTGATGCTGTACCATTTGATAAAGCACCAGGGCTTACTACACTTGAAGTAGGATTTAAAGACACGTTGAGTGGTCCAGGCTTTGAGAATATTAGAGAAATCGGTAGCATGGTTGTTCCTGAAGATCGTGTTGGAGAGTTTACTGATCTTCTAAATTCAATGAAAGACGCAACAGCAGCAACAGGAAGCACAACAGATCCAGCGGCACTAGATGCATTTGACAATTTATGGAAGTTTGCAAAATCATTTGATACAAAAGAGTTTATTGCAGATATGAATCTTTCAAATGAAATTGCACAAAACGTTGCAGCACAGAATGATGCATTCTTACAAAATCTAACAATGGCCAATCAGGCCATTGCCGCAGTTGCACAAGGTAGTATCCAAGGTGCGGGTGAAAAAGGCGCATTCAAAGTCGGAGGCGACGAAGTCAAGCCAGGTGATGTTGTAACAAGTGCATCAGGCAATAAAAAGATTGCAGGCGTAGACAGCAAAGCGACAACTGTTGATCCAAGCGACCTAAAAGGTAGAGCTGGTATTATGAAAGCAGGCGAATCTGTTGATATGGAAGCAGAATTTGATCGTTACTTGCAAGAAGCAGGATTTGCTGATATGATAAAAGGTGCAGCAGGAAAAGTTGCACAAGGTGCTAAAGCAGTAGGCGGCGCAGTTGCAGACAAAGCAGCGGCTGCTGGAAAAGAATTAGGTAACAAAGCAACTTACAACAAAATGATGAGTGCTTGGAAGAAAGCAGGCGAACCAACAGACACAGGTTCGATTATAAATATTCTGCAAGGCTTAGGTATGAGTCCAGAACAAATACAAACAGTTGGACAAGAGCAAGGCGTTGAGTTGAAGGCTAAAAACATAGGCGACCCAGAATCGCCGGCACCAAAGCCAGGTGCTGAACAGCCAAACAACGCACAAGGTAAGCCAGCAGATGATTCAGCAACTACAGGCACAGCCGCTGATGATTCTGCACCAGCAGATGCTAAGGCCGCCACAGGTCAAACAAAAACTGTACAAAAAGGCGAAGTTGTCAAGGCTAAAAATGGCAAAGAATACAGATGGGAAGGAGCATTGTATACTGATGTTGCTTCAGGACAAACTATTTCTACACAAGACGTTATTGATATGGGATTACCACATCCTAAAATTGATCCTGTACGTGACGCAGTTAAGGCAGCAGGACCTGCAGTAATTAAACTAGTAATTGATCAAATTAATAGTAAGGGTGTAAAGGCAGGTACTAAAGATGCTCAAGTTGCTAAACAAGCAGGAGCCAAAGGTACGCAAGAACTTCCAGCAGCGCAAAATCAAAAACCTAAAGCAGGAATTGCAAAACCTGGCACAGTAGCAGCAAAGCCAAAAGCAGCAACACCTAAGCCAACTGCTCCGGCACCAACTACTATTCAATAAATTAAAAGAATGGTTGCCCTGACTTTTTAGTTGTTTCGAGATTTTCTTTGATAATATTACCTATGATTTCTCTATCTTCATAGGCTAACGAAAGAGCTTCATCAAGGCTACACGCACCTCTCATAAACCATGCTAGTTTATAACATTCGTTTTTGAGCTCTTTTTGTTCACCGTCCATTTGTTTTACAAGTCCTTGGATCTCATCCATGCTCAGAGATAAGATCCTTACCCGAAAAAATTTGATGCGTCAAATGTAATTGGAACATCCCATTCGGGAGGAGCACCTGCTTCGATTTCTTCAGGAGTACTTTTAACTACTAAAGGTTCGATTTGGAATTTTTTACGTTGTTCTTCTAAGTGATCTGTAATAAACTTATAAAATTCTTTGTCACTATTACTCATAAACTCTTCGATGTGTTTAGTGTTAGTAACTTCTGTATCGCCTACTTGGATTTTCCAAACACTTTTATTCATAGTAGTAACAGTTAGATCTGTAAGTTTTCTAAAACTGTTATTAAATCTTTCTAGTTTTTCATCATCTTCTAAACTATCATCGTTGATAATAGTAAAAACTCTTTGTTCTTCAAATGTTTTTAAACTAGTTTG